CACTTCATCCGCACGGGTGACATGGGGGCGCTGCGGGAGTTCCGCGCGGCCAACAACACCATTGCCAACGAGGGAACGAACGCGGACGGCTTGTATGCCGTTCCGACCGGCCACTACAACCAGATCATCGCGCGCCGGGATGAGTCGATGCTGGCTCCCCAGCTGGGCGTGATGCGGGTCCCGGGGACGGGCCTGACGGTGAACGTGCCGGTGGACGGCGAAGCGGACGTGGCCTTCGCGGCGACGTCGGAGCAGGATGACAACTACGCTCAGACGTACGAGCGTGACTGGCCGGCTCTCGGCCAGGTGGCGATGACGCTGGCGAAGTACACGAAGAAGATCGCGCTGACCGAAGAGCTGCTGGAGGATGAAGACAGCAATCTGCTGGCCTTCGTGGCGAACTGGGTCGGCCGGGCGATGGCCGGGACGCACAACAGCCTGTTAGTGGCAGCACTGGAGGCGGGCGGCACGGCGGGCCTGACGCTGGACTCGGCCTCGGTGATCGACGATTCGGAGATTCCGGAGCTGGTGTACAAGCTGGCCGGTGAATACACCGACGGCGCGGCCTGGCTGATGAATCGGTCGGTGGAAGGGGCGATTCGCTCGCTGCAGGGCGACGCGTTCCTGTTCAATCCGAACCCGGCCGGGTCCGACCGCGGGCGTCCCGAGATTTGGGGCTTCCCGGTCTATAACTCGGTTTACTGCGACACGATCGCGGCGAGCGCGAAGACGATGATCTTCGGTAACTTCTCGTTCGTGGGTATGCGCGAGGGCGCCGGGTTCTCGTTCCTGCGCGACCCGTACACCACGGATGGCATTGTGTACCTGAAATACGGGTTCCGAGCCATCTACAAGGTGTTGCAGGCGGAGGCGATTCAGTACGCGACGCATCCGACGGCGTAGTGAAGGCGTTTTGAGCGTGAGGGGGAGGGCTGCGGCGGCGCGGCCTTCCCCTTTTGGATCAGTGATGAAGGTGATGGTGTTCACGCCGACGTATGAGGTGAAGGGGGTGGAGCAGATGCGGCCGGAGACGCGGGCGTCGGTTGAGGCGCTGCGGGTGCCGGACGGCGTGACGCTGGAGTGGGTGATCGGGCGGGAGAATCCGTTTCCGTTCGCGACGCACCGGAACGTGTTGCACCAGTACCGCCGGGCGCGGGAGATGGCGCTGGCGGGCGGGTTTGACGCGCTGTGGACGGTGGAGCACGACATGGTGGTGCCGCCGGACGCGGTGGAGAAGCTGAGGGAGACGGAAGCGGACGTGGTGTATGGGGTGTATCTCCTGCGGCACGGCTCGTACGTGCTGAACGCGTGGGAGTACATCGGCGAGCAGAATTTGGGGAGCAGCCTGACGATCCGGCCGGCGGCGATGGAGCGGGCGATGGAGCAGGGCTGGGCGCGGGTGTGCGGCTGCGGCTGGGGCTGCACGTGGATCGCGCGGCGGGTGCTGGAGCGGTTTGAGTTTCACGACGACGGGGGGCAGAACCCGGCGGGGGATCTGGCATTTGCGAAGGACATGATCCGGAACGGGGTGGTGTGCGTGGCGCGGATGGACGTGGCCTGCGATCACTTCGACGGCGAGTTGCGGCTGAGGCCGTTTGGAGGAGCTGTGCACGACAAGGTGGCGGTGAAGGCGTTGCGGGACGTGGTAGCGCCCGGCGGATTGGCGATGGTGAAGGGGCGGGAGTACGAGCTGCCGCGGGGCGTGGCGAGCGAGCTGGCCCGGGCGGGGTACGTGGAAGAAGTGGGCGGACAGGAGTCCGCTGTGGAGACGGCGGCTATGGAACCGGCTCCGGAAAGGGCGGTGAAGCCGCGGGGGAAGAAGAAGGGAGGGGCGCTGTGATTCTGATCGCGACGCCGGCGCGGTTGAGTACGCCGCGGGCGCTGCTGGCGCGGGTGGAGTCGCTGGTGCATCACCTGCGGTGGCAGGGGTCGATGGAGTGGCGGCTGTATCTGAATGAGCAGCCGCAGAGCATCCGGACGAAGTTCGCGCCGAACGCGGCGGCGCGGAACCAGCTGATCGAGCGGTATCTGAAGCCGTGGCACCAGTGGGTGCTGTGGGTGGACGCGGACATCATCGAGCTGCCGGACAATTTGCTGTTGACGCTGGCGTCATCGCCGCGCCGATGGTGTGGGTGGAGCGGGTGGCGGAGGGGCCGCCGACGGTGCCGGTGGGCGGGTGGTTTTACGACACGGGGGGCTTTTTGCAGATGGACGGGCGGTTCGCGGACTTCGCGAACGGCGTGGCCGGGGATGGGGATGAGGTGGAGATGCAGAGCGTCGGGTGCGTGTACCTGGCTCCGGCGGCGCTGTATCGGGACGGCCTGCGGTATGAGCCGGTGGGGGATGAGGTGGAGCATCTGAGTTTTATGCGCGCGGCTCGGGCAGCCGGGGCGACGGTGTGGGCGACGCGGCGGGCGAACGTGATCCACGCGTATCTGCCGAAGTGGGGAGAGACGTGGCAGCACCGGGAGGCGGTATGAGAATCCTGGAGTTTACGACGGTGACGGGCCCGGCGCGGGAGCCGCTGTCGATTGAGGACGCGAAGGAGCATCTGCGGATCGATCAGCACGAGGAGGATGTGTGGCTGCTGGACGCGATCAAGGCGACGCGGCAACGGGCGGAGGGGATGATGGGGCGGGCGCTGGTGACGCAGACGCTGGAGGTGGCGCTGAGCGGGTGGCCGGCGGGGCGGGTGATTGAGCTGCCGCGGCCGCCGCTGGTGAGCGTGACGAGCGTGAAGTATTACGGGGAGGATGACACGGAGTACACGCTGGCGGCGTCGAACTATCACGTGGACACGCGGACGACGCCGGGGCGGCTGGTGTTGAAGGGGACGGCGCAGTGGCCGGCGACGGCGCTGCGGGAGGTGAACGGGGTGATCATCCGCTACGTGGCGGGATATGGGAGCGAGGCGGCGGACGTGCCGGCGGAGATCCGGGCGGCGCTGAAGCTGTGGCTGGGGGAGCTGTACGAGGTGCGGGAGAACTCGGCCGCGGGCGGGCTGGTGACGGTGCCGAACGCGGCGGAGAAGTTGTTGCTGAAGTACCGGGTGTTTTGAGATGAGAGCCGGGAAATTGCGCCGTAGAGCGTCGTTGCAGCGGAAATCCGTGTCACAAGATAGCTATGGCGCGGAAGTCGTGTCCTGGGCCGAATTTGCGGCCGTGTGGGCGGCTGTGCGGCCGTTGCAGGGGCGGGAGTTCTGGGCGTCGCAGGGGGAGCAGGGAGAGGCGACGACGGAGATCACGATCCGCTATCTGGCGGGGGTGCAGGTGGAGGACCGGGTTGTGGCGGAGGGGAGGACGTACGACATCGAAGCGGTGACGTGGGACGAGCGGCAGCGGGAGATGGTCCTGGTGGGCCGGGAGTTGGTGGAATGAGCGGCGGATTTGAGGGGATGGACGAGTTGATCCGGGATCTGGAGCGGTTCAGCGAGGGGGTGCCGGCGCGGGCGGCTCGGCCGGCGGTGCGGATGGCGGGGAAGGCGGCGGTGGCGCTAGCCAGGGCGAGCGCGCCGGTGCGGACGGGGCGGTTCGCGCGGAGTATTCACGTGGGAGGCGCGGCGGATGGGGAGTGGGATCCGGGCGGGGATCGGAACTGGTATGAGGACCTCGGCGCGGAGGAGAGCGGGGGGAAGTCGGAGGCGGTGGCGGTGGGTTCGACGTTGTTCTACGCGCGGTGGGTGGAGTTCGGCGGGCCGCGGAACCCGGCGAGCTATACGGTGGGGAATGCGGTGGAGGCGGTGGACCCGGTGATGCGGGACGCGCTGGAGCGGTACCTGGACGAGTGGGCCGGGCAGTGCGGATTCTGAGGTGAGAGATGATCGAGCAGGAGCTGGTGGAACTACTGACGGGCGACGCGGGGATCGCGGCGGCGGTGGCCGGGCGGGTGTATCCGCTGGTGCTGCCGCAGAACCCGGTGCTGCCGGCGATCGTGTATCAGGAGGTGCGGGGGTTGGCGCGGTCGGCGGCGGACGGGGACACGGGGCAGCGGGAGAGCCGGTTCCTGATTAGTTACTGGGCGAGTTCGTTCTCGTCGGCGGCGGTGGGGAAGGGGCTGCTGGTGGGGCTGTTGAGCGGGTACAGCGGCGGGGTGATGGATCGGGTTGAGGTGGATGGGCTGCGGGCCGATTTTGAGCCGGAGACGGCGCGGTACCGGCAGATGGTTGAGGCGTTGATTTATTGGATCGATGAATCTTAGATGAGGTGAAGAGATGGCTGGTACAGGACATGGACAGAGTTTCTCGTTTGGGGGTAACGCGCTGCCGAACGTTGAGGACGTGAAGAGCACGCTGAAGGGGCAGATTTTGCAGAAGGTGGTGGCGGACGCGGCGTATCCGATCACCGACACGATTCCGGGCCTGGCGAAGTGGACGGTGACATTCAATTTGCCGGCGTCCACGCCACACACGACCCTGAGTAACATCGTGCAGGGGACGACGGGGGCGATCGTCCACAACGACGTGGACGGGACGAAGTACACGGCGTCCTCGGGTATCTCCAACGGGTTCGACATCAGCGCGCCTTCGGGCGGCTGGGTGACGGTGACGGCGGAGTTCGTGGGCAGCGGGGCCGTGACGATCGCCGCGGCGGACTAGTTTGACGAGAGGAGCGCGATGGCTGAGGAGCTGGATCGGTATGGGCGCGTCTTTCGGATGAAGGCGGCGGACGAGCTGCTGCAGGAAGACGTGGAGAAGTGGAATCGGGTGTACGTGCAGTTGCGGCCGGTGGGACTGGCGGAGCAGCGGGGGGCGCAACTGCGGGCGGGGATCGCCGCGGGGTGGATTCTCGCGCCG